TTAAGTAAATACCTTATTCTTTCTACAATTACCCTACTTTTTCCACTCGCCGCGCTACTAAGTACAACTACTTTAGGTTCTTCTGTTGTAATAATTTGTTTTTGAATGTTAGTTAATTCCATTTTATTCTCCTTCGCTGTCGCGTTTATTTATTCTTATCTCCACTATTGGAGTTAAGTCCGAATCTATCACTTTTAAACCATCGAATATAATAGGCTTCTCGTTCTCGTAATTTATCTTTTTCTACTTCTTCTAAAATTTCAAAAAAGAAATTTTCTGGACCATCTGTACTCATTGCTTTATGAAACTGAGAATTTGCCAAAGTACCAACGCCTAATGCTGTTTTTACATGGTCTTGGAAACGACGATCAAATGAAGTCGTTTGTCCTATATATAATTCATTAGTTTTCATTCGTGTAATTTTGTATATACCACTTTTATCTCCATCTGGAAGTAAGCGTTTACGTAGCTCTGCTAACGGTTTTTGATAATATCCAGACCAAATAATTTTATTAATTACTTCTGGGTGTCGTAAGCGTGGTGCCATACTACGTAAAAGTTCTACATCATCTTTATCGTTTGAATCAAGTTGAATACGATAAAAGTCTTGTTCTTCTTTGAGTTTCCGCCGACGAAGTATTTCCATATTTATAGCTGCGCGCTTCTTACGTTCAATTTCTAATTCAGCTTTGATTTCTTCAATTTGATTTTTCATTACATCTTCAGTACGTTTTAATTGTTCTTGAAGTTCAGCGCTTGCTTTTTTCATAGAATCATTATGTTCTGCTATTGCTTTAGCATTTTCCAATCGCTTACGTTGTTCGTACTCTGCGGCGGCGCTATCAATTTCTTTAATCTTTCCTTCTTTATATAGGTCTAAGTCTTGATTAACTTCATTATATCGCTTTTCTTTCTCTTTTAAATTAGCTTCAAGGAAATCAATCTTATCCTTAAAAGATTTCTCTGCACCTTCGCGCTTAATACGTATCTTGTCCTCTAAATTTCTCTCTTCCTCACTCCATTCTTTTTTAAAATATTCTTTTATTTCTTTCTTTTTTAAATTTTCTAATCTAATTTTTTCATTTGACAGTCTTTGTACACGTTTATTTTCTCTTCCATAAATAATAATTAATACTATAATAATAAGAATACTTAAAAAAAGAGAAGCAAATAAAATTTCATAAGTCATATTTACTCTCCTATATTTACTCTTATCTTTTCTCTATTATAGTATAACAAATTTTCAAACCTACTGTCAAATTTTTCTATTTTGCCAATCTTTGTCGTTTTTCCAGCGATTTTTTGCCAGGAATTTAGAATTGAACAGGTCGGCCGCTGAATGAATGTTATCAATTTCCCAATAGGGAATAATGTAAATCGGTATATTATGCGCAAGACAGTAGCTTATCTTACGTCTATCTCTTTCTTTTGCACTTTCAAACTGTGCGCGATTGCGATAGAACTTCTCAATGTATTGATAATGTTGCTGTCCTTGAAACTCTATAGCTACCCAACGGTCGTAGTGATAAACATAGAAATCAAATCTATACCTACCTTTTTTAAGGTCCTCAAAAGTCTTTTCTCTTTCAAATCTATATTGACTTTTTAGCAATAAAGAAATAATTTTTTCTTCTCCTTTACTCATGACATCACCTCTATGAAAAAAGTAGAGTTTTATTCGGATAACTCTACTTATTAAAGAAGAAAATATCCCTTATAGAGGATACTGGAGGAAAAAATATATGACAGAATTACAAGATATGATCCAAGCTGGATTGGCTGGATTGGCGGTTATCCTTGCGGGGATGATAAAAATACCACCAATCAAAATTAATTTTTGGGGATGGCTCGGCCGCAGTATAGGTCGGGCAATTAATGGCGAAGTAATGGAAAAGGTAGAGGCACTAAATCAAGAAGTCCAAAAGCTCAAAGGAGAAGAAGAATTAGAAAGGGTTAGACAAGCGCGACAGCGGATTCTTCGGTTTAACGACGAAATTCTTCACAGACAATTACATTCTAAAGAACACTTTGATGAAATTTTAGAAGATATTGATCTTTACGAAGACTATTGTGCAGAGCATGAGGAATATGAGAATAATAAAGCAGTTTTAGCAATTGCTACAATTAGAGATGTATATACAAAATGTCTAAAAGAACATGACTTTTTGACTTATACGAGAGATTAAAATTGTTTTAGGAGTAAAAGGAAATGGTAGATTTTTCGGATTTTACTGGCTTTAGTTTTGGCGGTAAAAGTAGCGCCGAATTAGGGATTACAAGGGTTTCCGGTGGAGATAGATATAGTGAAGAACTATTTTCGGAAATAAAGGATATAAGTGTTGAAGTACCAGGAATGGACGGAGAATATTACTTTGGTAGTACTTATGGATCGAGGAAAATGGAAATAGATTTTGCTTTTGATTCGATAAGTGAAGAACAGTTTCGAGAATTGAGAAAAGTTTTTGGAACTAAGCAGATTAAGGAGTTAATATTTGAGGAACGTCCTTATAAAAAATATATGGCAAAAGTAGAAAGCCCAATTGAACTTTCGTATGTTTGCTTTGATGAGCCGATGCGTAGACCAAGTAGTACACGAGAAGGAATTCGTGTAACAGAACGAACTCCTAGAACTATAAATCAAGAAGTTCCTAAGTATGAAGCTGATGGAAAAACACCGGTAATGATTGTTGATGAAGAAACTGGTGAAGAAAGACAAGCAACAGAAATTATTCAGATTCAGACTTATGATCTTGTTCGAGAAGAGGTTACTCCTTGGGAATATACACTCAATGAAAATGGACAGTATGTTACAGAACGAGTGTATAAAGGTGAAGGGAAAATTAGTTTTGTTTGTTATTTTCCTTTTGCTAAATCGGTTTATAGAGAGCTACCAGTTGGAGAAAGTACTGATTGGGCTATTTCTAGTGGGATTTTAACGGCAGATGAGCGCAACGAAAAAGAAATAGATATATATAAGAATGGAACAATTAATGTCTATAATGCAGGAGATGTTCCTACTGGTTTTCGTTTATTCGTACCTGGCGCGCTATCAGAGACAATGTGTATAACTTATAATGAAACTGATGCAGAATTAGTTATTAAACCTTTTGATTTGAAAGAAGGTGATACTGGTTTCTTAATTGATACAAATAATCAATTAATTATTGGGTTAAAATCTCAAACTATTAGTTATGATAGCAACGGTAATCCAACTTATACAACTACTGGCAACTTATACAATGAAAATGTTACAGGTGGTTGGTTCTTTAAATTAGAACCTAACCTCAAAACAGATAACGATAAGTTAGAAATTACAAATGGTATTAATGGAATAGAAATTTTCTACGACTATTTATACTTCTAGGAGGCGCAGATGGGTGAAAAATTAATAAAGCCTTATGAGATTTCTGTTTGGGAAGATAGGCTCACCCAAATTGAAGGCTCTAGTCCGGCACAATATGAATTTAAAGAACAAAAAATAGCAGTCATAGGTTCAGATACTATGACTGGTTTAAATAAAGCATATAATCCAGTCTTTCATAAGAAAGCCAATGGAGAGAAAACTTTAGAGTTTTCTATGAAGTATAAGTATTTTGACCCCTACACTAATAATGATGGGGTCATTAATCCATTTGTAGCTTTATTAACTAATGAGAGAAAGGTTAAATTACACTATGGTGGAAAATGGTATGAGTTTATTGTGAAAGACCATAATGAATCAAGTGATGAATACACTTGGACTTATACCTGTAATGATGCTTCTGTAATAGAGCTTTCAAAGAATGGATATAATATTGTTTTTGATTCTGAGTTGGGTAATAATCAAGGCACCGCGGAAGAACTCGGAGAGAGAACTTTAAAAGATACTGAATGGAAGATTGGTGAAGGCGATTTATTAAGACAGTTAGTTGCTGAACCGATTTACATAGGAACTGTTACGAAAAGCTTTGATGCCTATAATACAGATAGTAGAAGTGATAAATTAACTACGTTTGATGTAGGCGCAGAGTTATATATATTTTATAGCTATATAAAGAATAAAGATGGTAAGTTTCTTCAGTTTATTAAAAAAGAAGATAAGGCTTTATATACAATAGATGATAATAATGTAATTACTGCTACAAATTATCGTATTTTAAATGATGTAGTAATCGAAGATACTGAAATTAAGCAGAATAATGAAACTATTATTACTTTAGGTGAGATAGAAACAGCATTTCAAGCTAATCGTTTAGCATATAAGCAGCAAAATACATACGACCCTGTATTAGAAAAGGTCGTAGATGTATATAAAGTTCAACCCGCTGATGGGGAAACGATAGAAGAAACTACGGTTTATAAATATACAGATTATACTTATACTACTTCTAATGTAGTATTAAATTTCATAACTAATGGTGAAAACTTTAATGTATTAGAAGACGGTACATTACAAGGATGGAATCCATATGTTGACTTTACAAAACAGTCGGCAGATGATAAGATAGATAAGTTAGAACTTGTTACAAAACCAGAACTTACTACTGGAAAAGAATTGGCTGATTTAATAACTCTTTCACAAGTTGAAGGATTTTTAAAAGCTCAATTTAAAGGGCCGCTCGTCGATCATAAAGAAAATGCAATTTTTAATAGTGGTATTGAAAATCATACATCTTTTATTGAATCTATTGCGGTGGATGACAAGTTCGTATTCAGATGGCGCGCGGGCCAAGGAACGATTGATTCTTTAACTCCTTATCAAAACTTACGGCTATTAGTAGCAAGTTTTACGAGGGATGATCCGAATCCATATACATATTATTATAGGCATATTGAGCCTGATAATATTATTTTAGAATTTAGCGCTGAGGAAAAACCGAAGCAATTAAATAATTATGTTAGAGGCGGAAGATTAGTAGAGGAGCAGAAAGAGCAAGATGGACAATTAATCGGTAATACGGTTTATAATTATGTAATTGATAATATTGATCAGATTCATTCTACTAAGTATATAT